GTCTTAGAAGCCACGCTGGTAACGTGTCCTAGACTATTGACGGTAATAGCGGACAGTACCCGGCCGGAAGCGGCAGAAATAGTGGTATTAGCGCCGTTTGTGGGGTGGGTATATACCGTGTCCGTCCAGGGGACGTTAACGTAGGCTTTGTTTCCGGACAGCTGTACGGCGTAATTCTTTCCGTTTCCAGTATAGCCGGTCTGGAATCCGCCTATAACGCTATCTGTAGCCTTCGGCACGGAAGTAAGGTACGTTCCGGAAAGATCCGGAATATCAGCCGCCGCCAGCGTCTTAGAAGCCACGCTGGTAACGTGTCCTAGACTATTGACGGTAATAGCGGACAGTACCCGGCCGGAAGCGGCAGAAATAGTGGTATTAGCGCCGTTTGTGGGGTGGGTATATACCGTGTCCGTAAGCTTGTAGCCTGCATCCGTAAGCGCGCTAGCTATCTGGGCGGTAGTTACTACCCCGGTTTGCCCGGCCACGGACTTTACCCTACCCGCAGCCTCCAGCGCGGCGGAAAGCCCCGTAACGTTTGATATAGCAATATCCGGAATATGCGCTATATTTATCTTTGTATTCGGAAAGTCTGTATTATTTGTAAGGCTCTCCCAAACTCTATCTAGATCAATTCCGGCGCCTTCGCTATCCGATCCAATCCCGCCAGCCGTTATAAATCCGACAGCCCAAAGGCCGTTATATTCATCCTTTAGCTTAATACCCCCCTGCCCGTCTTCCTCAAAGAAGCTAGGTACGTGCGCCGGGCTTATCTTTGTTTCGGCGTCGTAGTCGTCCAGTTCGTAATTATTGGTAAGGGAGCGCCAAACGTTTATTAGACTGGTCCCGCCGCCAGAAGATCTGTTACCGGTGCTGGAAGAGCTGCTACCGCCGCCAGAAGATCCGCCACTACTGCCGCCGTCTTCCATAGGCGTAACCGTCTCCGATTCTACCACTATAACTGCGTTAGGCATAGAAATAGCCCGTATACTTACTTCCTCTTCTACTAGATCCCATTCCCACGTATCTACCCAGGAATCCTGCGTACCCTGGCGAATAATAAGCGGGATAGAAGACATAGTAGCGGGTATATTTACTTTACCTTCCGTGCTGCGCCTTGCAAGTGCTACCGATACCGCGCGGTCTAGCGTTTGAATAGACAGGAAGTCCGCGTTACTATGGTTGCTATCTGTGAAGGAATAGAGTACGTTACCGCCATACTTCCAAATACCCTGGTAGAAGTCCGGGTTTTGGATAGTATCGGTACGCGCTCGGCCGCCAATTATTTCTACCTCTTCCGCGGCGCCGCGGGCGCCGTTTCCGATTATAATATTATCCTGGTAACCAGCGCTGCGGGTAAAACCTAGATTAGCGTAAGTCGCTAATATATTTCTGCCTTGCACATATAGGGAAAGCGTACCGCCGGACGTTGCGCGGCCCGCAAAGGCCGGTACCGCTAGCTTTATTGTCTGCTCTGGGTTCGTGTCTACGTGCCCCAGGTCGGCGTAGGCGGTTCCTGGGGAATCCGCTTCTATCCAGCCGCCCTCCTGCGTCCAAATAAGGCTACCTGTAGCGTCCGTGTACTTTAGGTATACTAGTAACTTGCCAGTTTGGAAACTCCATAGGTTTATATCGTAAATTATAGCTGGTCTTACCTTTACCTCAACGTCAAAGCCAACGTCTGTAATATGCGCCATAGATATAGCCTGGCACAGATAGCCGTAGTGATCTCCGGTTAGGCAGTCCCCGATATAATACCCTATATTTTCCGAAAAGTGGGTGGAATCCTTCCAATGTAAATCCCTGCTATCCAACGTTTGCCAATTATCCCGGCTCCACCTGGATACGGAAGCGGCCGCCTTAAGGTCCGATCCTTTCATAGCGCCCACAAGGTGCCAGGGCGCCTTTACGGTTACGCTATTGCGCGCTGGCTCTATCTTCGTGGAAAGATAGTCTATAGGCCAGGTATCCTTTGTACCGTCGCCCATAGAGCCAACAGACCGCCGGACGCCGGATATAGTCGTAGTGTTTACCGTGCCGTTTTGGTAGGATATAACCGCCAGGGCGCCGCTTGCGTTTAACAACGTTTCTATATCCGTTTCGCGCGCTATAAGCCATCGGCCGTTATAAGTCGTTATCGTGGCGTGCAGTGATTCTAGTAGCTGCGTAAGCACCTCGTAGCAGGTCTTTCCCTCCAAAAAGTCTATATTAACAGTCCAGTTAAGCAGCTGGGCTTTAGTTCCGCCGGTGTGCCGTAGGTTGGTGGCGAAGTAAAAGGCGCGATCGCTGCCGGTAAAGGAAAGCAGATAGGTAAGCAGGGCGCGCAAAGATATTTCCCCCTGCGCCTCAAAATCTACCAGCTTTAGTTCACCTAGGCCGTCAGCGGCTATTATCTGTACGTCGTAAGGCGGCGCTATAGAAGGCTCCGCGTATAGTTCCGTGGATACAAAGCCAGTCCAGATAACCACGCCTGCGCGGTAAACGTCTACCCGGTACTCTTTAGGATCGGACGTATACAGCTCCGCAAACTCCCCGTCTACGCTACACTCTGCGTAAAGCTCTAGGGAAGTACCACAAATAGGGCCGTTTCTCTTTTTCTTAAGGACAGGTGCCCGGCCTAGCGCCCGCTGTATTACGCTGCCGCTGTAGCCGTTTTTGGCGATATAAATATTATACTCTACCCCGTGGATAGAGTTAAAACGGAAACGGTATTTATTTCCAAACGCCATATAGCTACGTGGTTAAATTCCTCTTCTTGTCGGAGTTGTTAATTACCGCTATCAGCTGGTCCCCGTCCGCCTGCAAGGTGCCTGTAACGTTTACGTAAATATCCCTTTGTTCATAGTCGCTGGAGGCCGTGGCGGATTCGCTGGTATAGGTCCCCATACTGGCGGAATAGTTGCCGCCCGCAACGTTACTAAGGCCGGTTTTTACAGCGGATCCCAGCGCCACAAGGGCGACGCCAGCGGCTATAGCAGCGTAGCCGTTAAGGGATTCCAGGGCCGCTTTAATTCCCAGCGTTGCTACGCCGGTGCTAATAGCCATTTTACCGACAGATACCGCCATATCTCCAAAGGCCGAAAGGGCGGAATTTTTGAAGGTGTCCCAGGCGCCGCTACCGTTTACAAGATTTCCCGCAAGTTCGCCCAGCACTTCGCCGGTAGATTCCGCCAGGGCCTGTACCGCGCTTTCTATCTGCCTGGTAACGTCTATAATTTGGTCTGCATTTACCGCCACGTCTACCGTAAAAGTTGCGCTTCCCAGGGACGCTTCCACTATCCGCCGGTACTCTTCCACCTCTTCCGGGCGGGGTTTTAGCAACTCTATGGGTACTTCCACTTTCCCCGGCTGGACCTGCGGGCCGGACGCTTTACTAAGGTCTATTCCCTTCGCGTCTGCGTAGCTTTGTACTGCATCCTGCACGGCCTGCGCAAGCTGCGCCAGGTCCGCTTCATCCGGGGTAAAGTTAACAGGTATAGCCGTTTCTAGCGCGTTTGTAAGGTGGGCGCGTAGTTCCGCTTCCTGCGCTTCGTCTGGCTCAATAAGGCGGGTAAAGATAGCCTGCGTTACGGCATTGTCAACGCGGCGGGAAATGGCCGTAGCGCGGGTGGCTGCCGTAGCTGCCGCGGCCGCCCGTCGCTCTGCCGCCTCCCTTGCGGCGGCGTTGGCAATAGAAGCGGAAGTTTTGTTAATCGTGCGTAGTTCCTGGCTCTGCTGGGCGGCCAGGTTATTTGCTAATATCCTTTGCTGGTTTGCTGCGTCGATCTGGGCGGGGGTAGAAGCTGCAAGGCCGTTAGCCTCCTCCATAAGGTCCGCTATTTGGGTTTCAAGCGGGATCCTTATACGGTACTTCTCGTTAATAAGCGCTTCCGCTGCGGCCGCTGCGGCCTGTCTCTGCGCCAGGGTGGCCGTAGCATCTGACATAATAACGCGGTTTGCCGCTATCTCTGCGTCTAGCTGCGCAATTCTTACCAGATTCTCGGAGCGCTGCCGCTCTAACTTGTAGATTTCGTTAGAAATTTCTTCCGCGCGGGTGGCGGCATTGTTTGCGGCGGCCAGGCGGTTAAAGTATTCGCGGGTACCTTCGCCCGTCGTTCTGCCGCCTTCGCCCTGTATTAAAGATTCAGCAAAGGCCCCGGAAGAAAAATACGTTTTAAAACTGGCGCCCAGGGTCCCCCAGAATTTAGACCACTTAGACTGCGCATTAGCTACCGCCTCGCCAGTGCCGCTGTTAAAATCGTGCAGCACTTGCCTATAGGTATCCACATAAGCCGCCGTAGCCATTTCCAAATTAGCACCGGCTACGGTGGTCCTAAAGTTCTGCGCTTCTGCGTTAAGAGCCTTAAAGGCCGCGGTAGCGGCACCAATTCCCAGGCCGGCAATAGCGGCCGCCACGGGCGCCACGCTGGTAAGAATAGATCCGAAAGCCTTTGCGCCGGCGTCCCCGCAGCTGGAAAGCTTAGCCCCTAGCCCCTGCAAGGCACTAGCCATTTGCCCCAGCTTGCCGGTATTAACGCCGAAGGCGTCCCCCAACTTTCCCAGCGCGTCCCCGCCTACTTTTTCCAGGTCCCGCAGGCCCTGTTTAGTAGTCTTCGCGCCTTTCTCGAAGTCGGAAGTATCAGCCCCTATATTTACCTTTAGGTTTGGTGCTTTACTCATTCCAGCCAAATTTTTTAAGTAAACGTCGCGCAGATTTCCTGCGCTCTTCGTCCGTCATTTCCTTAATGGCTTTTACCGCTGCATCTTCGCCGCTAATCTCGTCCCAGGGCATAGGCCAGAATTTCCGCGCATCCACTATACGGGACCGTTTGGATACCTGGATATTCCAAAGGCGCAAGGCTGCGCCGCGGATTAGTTCGCCCAGGTGGCGCCGGTCTGCGGTCTTATCCTCCTGGTATGCCAGCAGGGCTTCCCAGAATTCCCCCGGCCGCATCTGGTAGAAGTCTTCCCGGCTCAAATGCAGCCTAGAGAAAGCCCAGCCGCGAATTTTGCCAATAGTAAGGGGCTGGGAATCCCCTACGCTTTTTTTGTTTCGTCCTCCGCTGGCTTTTGGGGATCTGCGGGGATCTGCGGGGAAGATTGCTTAAGGTAGATATTTAGGAATTCCGATACCTCCGTAAGCCCCACTTTAGCCCCGATATCCAGGGCGGAAAGCTTAACGGTACGACCTTCCAGCCTTTCGCCCTCTTCAATGCAGGCGGCAAGAAGCGGGGCAATATCGGACGCCCGAAGGTGTCCGATATTTGCAAGTGCTTCCATAGAATCTGTGCCGCGGGCTTCGAGGTATGCCGTTAGGGCATTCCAGTTAACCTCCACGCGGTACCGATTCCCGGCTATAGTAATATAGTCCTTTTGCATAGCGTTAGACTAACCGGTAATCTTTGCGAATTCTCCGGATATTTGCAGATCCAGGCCTATATTAGCGTCTTCCTCTGCGCTGGCGCTGGAGGATTCCGTATAGCCGGTAATAATAGCGTTACCGCCGTAGGTGTCTCCGCCTTCGCATTCGTAGCGAATAGGAATAACGGCGCTATTACCTGTTTCCAGTGCAAGCGCTATAACGTCGTCCCGGCTCATTTGGTTTGTACCGGCGCCGGTAACTTCCAGAAGGGCGGATACCCTAAAGGAAACGTCGTGCGCAACTACGGTACGCCTGGTAGCGCCCTGGTCGTCTTTCGTAAGGCTCTCTTTGATACGGGCAGCTATAGTAAGATCGTCTTGGGTTCGGCCTAAGATCGTCTTAGAATTCAGCTTAAGTGCGATATTATAACCTACCATAGTGTATTATTATCTTTGGGTTATTGTGCAATTTATTTCTAGAATCCAAACGCCGTTTACCCGGTCCTTATCCCTGGTAGCAAGCGTAAAGAAGTACTGCGGGCCGTTCATCCCTTCAAATAGCGCAGCCTCCACCCTTTCGCGCAGGCTGTCAGCCTCGGAAAAATCCTTGCTTACGATACGGATAGCCACGGTACCGCGGATTTTATATAGCCGCCGGTCTTTATCCCTGTATTCCTGCGTCGTCATTTCGTAAGTACAGTACGGGTATTGGTCCGTTTCCGTCTCCGAAAGGATAAGCGGGATAATTGGGGTAATTAGCTCTACTAGCTTTGTTCCTATACTCTCCGTCATCTGTCGTAAAGGGTTTCTTCTTGGTCTTTTAAGGACGCCTGGAAGGCTTCTATAAAGGTGTCTTCGTAGCTGGATATAGCCGCCTCAAAGAAGAGCTGCGCGGGCTGTCCTACGTCGTTTCTGCGGTACCTTGTCTTCTTTTTTACCGGGTACTCGAATTGGTGGGAGCTGTCCCGGTGGGTAAGGGTTCCATAGTTCGCCCAGTACGCCTTAAACCAGTCGTCTACGGGCGTTTTTGTGTTCTGGTGTCCCTCTCTCTGGTGTCCGTTAAAAAGGCCTATTAAAACGTTGGTATTACCCGAATACATTTTAACAACCTTATAGCGTACCAGCTTCCGGTACCGTTTTGGCGTCTGCTGTCGGATCGCCCTAGCCACTGGCTTTGCGGCTTCCCGCATAGCCTTACGGGACATTTTTAGCAGGTTTTCCGGCGCGCGGTCCAGGCACTTAATACAATCGTCCAGCCCTTCTATAGTTATGCTTGTTCTAGCCATTTTCCACGGCCTGTAAAGAAAGTACACAAAGAGGGGAAACGCGGGAAATTGGATCTATTCCGGTTATCTCATACGTTACACCCTCTACGGATACCCGCCAGCGCGTAGTAAGTCCTGGTATTTTGTAGGTGGTTAGCTCGATACTTCGGCCCTCTTCCAGGTTAGTATTAGCCACGAATTCGGAGGCGTTACGCTCTACCTTTGCAAATACTTTGGAATTCTCCGTAAAGGTAAAGCGGGTTTCGCCCTGGCTGCCTATAGACTGCTCCGGGCGTAGAATCCTTACCAGCGTATCCAGGTCTCCTATATTAACCCTTATTTCCATTCCTAAGCCCCCAGGACCGGTAAGGCCGTAGCAGGTTTGCGGACTGCGTAGGCAGCGTGGCTACGGTATCTACCGGGTTGTTAAACAGTTTGGCAGCGTAAAGAAGGATAGCGGCCCTAATATCGTATTCCACCTGCTCTTTACCGGCTACGTACTGTATCTTTACCCTAGAGCCGGTAATATCGGCTGCGAAGGTAAGGGCGTTTTCTTCCAGTTCGTAGCTACCTTCCGGGATCGTTGCGCCGTCAACCTCAACGGAGACGGCAGAAATAGCGGGGTATTCCAGTTGGATAGACGGCGCAAACTTTCCGGAATAGGTAAAGTTAGACTTTGCGATAACCATACCTACTTCGTGCTCGGCCGCAGCTATAGCCGCCTTTAACTTAGCCAGTAACTCTGCGTCCAGGTCGGAAGACGTAATACGCAGGTGGTTTTTAAATTCGGCTAAGCTGGGCTGTAATTCAGTATGTATGATTTCTCGCGTAAGCATAACCTAGTAGGATTAGGCGTTAGTAGTAAGGTCCTTAATAGCGGCGAAGCTCTTAGGCTCCACTACCTTAACGTCGTCCCAGGAATTCAGCACGAATTCCACTTCCGCTTTTTTGGCGGAAGTGTAGGGATCTACCACGATATCCACGCCGCCCCAGTGTCCTACGAAAAGGTCCTGGAAGTTGCCGAAGATAAGGGCGCTACAGGCGCTAGCGTTGCCCTTCGTAAGGTTGGACGGTACAAGGTTCGTCCAGTCGATCGGGTAGCCGTTAAGGCTCTTAAAGTCGCCGTCCAGAAGGTAGCGGCCGTTACCCTGGGCGCGCTCGGTGCTCTTGAGATCGCCCACTACCTTTGCGTTGGTAAGATAGGCCATTTTACCACGGTTGGCGTTATTGGCGTTAACGGTGCTTTCCAGGGCTACCACTTTAGGCCAGGTAATAGCGCCGCCGTTGGCGCCCATAGCCACGCTACCGATACCGGAAGTATTCAGAATACCGGTAGGCTGCCCGTTGCTGCCGGTACCGGCAATGGCCGCGCGGTCGATAAGTTCGGCTTGTGCGGTAAGCAGCATTTCCAGCAGCATAGCTTCCACGTCCGCGGAAGTCTGCTTAAGCAGGTCCTTAGTAACTGCACCGGCCACAAAGTTACGGTGCGGGGTAAGGGTAACTTTGGCGAAATTCGCCTTAGATACGCTGGCGCTGTCAGCTTCTGCACCCCAGGCGGCGGTAATGCCGCTACGGGTAATAACGGGCACGGTGCCCACAAGGTCGCCCAGGACGGTAGCGCCCAAAGAGGCGATTACCAGGCGCTCTTTAAGCTGCTCTACGTAGCGGTTAGACATAGTTTCCGCCAGGTTTCCGCCGTCTGCGGCGGTTCCGGCATTCTGCCCAGCGGCAGAGCGCAGGTAAGCGGAAGGGATAACGGCGCCAGCGACAGACAGGCCCAGGCGCTCGTATTCCTTAGCGCCCAGCTCCGCGGCCTCCGCCTCCAGGCCGGTAAGGCCCTTTTCGCTGGAAAGCTCGCGGAAGAATTTTACGATACTGAAGGGGCGGCCCGCCTTCTTCTGCATCTGGTTAAACTGTTCGTCGGCGGCAAGCTGTTCTGCCGCTTCGATCTGCTGCGCCTGTTCAAGCTCTTTTCTAAGGGCTTCGATCTCCTTAAGGCCTTTTTCCACGGCCTCGGCGTTCTGCTTCGGATCCAGGGCTTTTACCTCTGCGATCTTAGCGGAAAGATCTTTACGGATTTCAAAAATTTTACGCATATTGTTTTTGGTTTTATAATTGCAACGTTGCCGCCGCAATCGTTAAAATAGAATTCCTCTTAAGCTCGGCTTCCTTGCCTGCATCCGGGGCGGGGTCCGTGGCGGGCGCTCCCTGCTTCCGCAGCTCTTCCAGCTCCGCCGCCGTGCTATCCTCTCCCTTCTTTGTAGCCTCCGGGTTTGCCGGGATATTAACTACAGAAATTTCTAAGAGCTGCTGCCCGGCATAGTAGTAGGTTTCGCGGGCCTCGCCGGGGCCTTCCTCGCCTTTACCCCAGGCGCCCTTACCGATAGGCAGGAAGCCCACAGAAACGGAGTTAATAGAGCCAAATAAAATCTTTTGGTAGATCTTCTCGGCCAGGGGGTTAATATCCTTTGGCTCGAAAGTGATATCTACCATAAGCTTTTTATCTTCTACGTAGGCGTGCCCCTTGCCTATAACAAAGTCCACGTCCACGGCGCTCCAGGCGCCGTAAATTTCGTGCTGGTAGCCTATAATAGGGTTAGCGTTAAAGCGGGTTAAATCCCAGTTATCCTGGTTTAAGACGGTGTGCGCGCTGTCCCTGGCGCCGGTGGAAGCAACAAAGGTAATAGTACGGTCCTCCGCGTTGTCCTTTGCCTTCTTCCGAAATTCCGTACTAAATGCCCGGATTTTAATTTCATTTTTAGGCATATCTTTAATTTTTATTCGTTATTATCTTCTTTCCCAACTACGCCGGTATTAAGCGGGTATAAGTAATCGTCCAGGCCTTCAATACGGGGGCGTCCCTCCATTTCGCGCACTTCGTTACGGCTTAAGTAACCGTCCAGTATTGCATTATGATAGTAGGCGCTCCGCGCCTGCGTGTCCCCGCGTAACAGGCCGTCCAGCGCGAATTTTACCGAATAGGTGCCAGCCTCGCTGCCGGTAAAAAGCTTATTTTCCAGTTCGGATTCCAGCCGCTTAACCGTAGGGCGTAGCGAATACTGCACAAACTGTATAGTTTGGTGCTCGATATTGCTAAAGGTGGCGTGGGATAGCTCCGCTACCATATGCGGCGGGATATTGATAATACGGCAAACGTCCTGTATACTTAGCGTTTCGGACTGGATCAACTGGGCCGCCACGGGGTTTACCGAAAGCTGCTTATACTTTACGCCGTACTCCAATAGGGGTATATCGAAGTTCTTAGACGTCGCTTTAAAGTGCGACATAAAGTTATTATACTCATCGTCCCCGAAGTGCCCTTCCGTCTCCATAACGGCTTTTATATTGCCGCCACGCTCGTAGAATTCGCTGGCAAACTTTTCCGTAGCTAGATTCTTACTTAGCGACATAGCGTTATAGATAATCGGATTAACGCCCTTTACGCCGTCCAATGTTACTAGCATAAAGTGCAGTATATTTTCATCCGAATAGGTGCCGTTAAGGAAGGATAAGTTAGGATCCGCCATAGTAACGCGGTACCACTTCCGCCCGTTACTTACCGTTACCTGCACGTTAGAGGGGTGTACCTGGTGCAGCGCTACCGGATCCCCCCAGGAGCCGCGCTCAATAATTGCGTAAGCGTTTCCCCAGCCGTCCAGCCAGGTACAGATACAGTTCCAAAAATCGAATTTGTTAGTATAACGGTTAGGCTTAACGTTAATAACGCTATAGGCCGGGTGGCGCGGTTCGTCTATCAGCCCCTCTGCGGTCTGGCGTTTAACGTATTTTGGGAAGCTGGCTATATTCTCCGATCGGATACGGATACCGGCATAAAGGGCGGTAATCTTAAGGGCGGTATTATTATTGACAGATACCCCGAAATTAACTTCCGGGATAGTGGCTAGCGCGGAATCTTTCGGCGCAACAACTAAGCCGCGCCGCTGTGCTATCCACCTGTCTAAACGTTCAATTAGCCGCATACCTTGTAAGAGTTTCCGCGAAGATATAAAAGCGGCGGCCGGGAAAAGTGAACGTTTGTTCTATTTTGATTTTTGCAGGCGGTCCCGCTTCACGCGGAAGGCGTCGAAAGATTTGTACTTAGGCTCTCCGTATTCAGCTTCAAAAAGGGCGTTTAACTCTTCGTATACCGCCCTGTGGGTGGTTGCCGGTTCCGTCTTCCGGTATTGCCGTAGGCGGTCCCAGAATTCGGCTATAAAGCCGGAATCCGTTACTATTCGTTTAGCTGTATCCATACCTAGTTATCATCCATACTAATAGTGCGTAGCGTGTGTGTACTGTATATTTGGTCTTTACTGTCCTCTGCGGTAAGATTTAGGTACCCTCCGATAGCATCTACCAGCGCTACCACGCCGTCTATTTTATTCCGGCTCCGGGCTTTATCCAGCTTTATATTAGCGTTTGGATCGCGGTAAATAACCACGTTTTTAAAGTTCCAGCGTATTACGGGGTTGCCCAGTAGCGTAATATCCTTTCGGTATATCATAGCCTCCAGCTGCTTAGTAGGTACGGACATATAGCGTATAGATTGCTGGTACTCTAGCAGCTGGTCCCGGTACCTGCCGAATTTCTGCAAGATATTCCACATACCCCAGGGATCGTAGGCTATACACTTGATTTTATACCGGTCGAAGTCAAGAAGGATATACGATATAAACCAGTCTTCGTCTAGGATTTTCCCAGGCATAACGGTAATATATCCCTGGCTAGCCCATAGCCTATAGTCTACCGTATCCTCTTTCTCTTTTACCTTCTCTTCCGGGATAAAGAAGCGGAATTTAGCGGCCTTGTATTTCGGGAAGTAAAACGCCACGGCGGCAAGGTCCGTTTTACTGGAAAGGTCTATACCTACGTAGCAATCTTCCCCGGCTAGCTTTGATTCGTCCAACGGGCTATTACAGGCCTGTACGTCATCGTCTGGTATCCATACTTCCGGGGCGTCCACCCACATATTTAAATTTTTCGTCTGGAAGGCCGCTAGCGTGGTGCCGCCCTTTAGTTTTGCCTCTTCGTACTCTTCCTGCATATAGCGCAGGGACAGGGATACGCCTAAGTTCGGGTTAACCTTCGCCCAGGTCTGCGGATCCTCCCAGTTATCGGTAGCGTCCGGCCGGAAGAGTAAAATAAAGTGGTTGTCCTTTTCCTTGATACCGCGTATTACGTCTTCCAGGGTTTCCAGATCCCGGAAGTAGGGTAAGGAAGTATCCGTACCGGCCGTAGATATCGAAAATATAAGCGGCTGGGTTCTGGCTCCCATACCAGTTTTTAATACTTCGTAGATTTCGTTAGTGCTCCAGGCGTGGCGCTCGTCGCATACCGCAGCGTGGGGGTTAAGTCCGTCTTTGTTTTTCGTCTCTTTGGAAAGAGGCTTATAGACGCTGGCGGTAGAAGGGCTTACGATAGATCCCCGGAAGAGCTGCACGGCAGGGGCAAATACGCTGCCCTTTATAAGCTCCTGGGACGTGCCAAAACATATACGCGCCTGCTCTTTATCCACGGCCGCGGCGTATACTTCCGCGCCTGGCTCATCGTCGAAAAGTTCACAGTACAGGGCGATAATAGCGGCAAAAGTGGTTTTACCGTTCTTTCTCGGTACGAAAACGTCGGCGTAGATATACCGGCGCTTTTTGGTATCCTTCCGCTTCCAGCCGAAGATATTAGCCGCTATAAAGAGCTGCCACGGCTCTAGCTTTATATACGTCCCGGCTTTTTCGCCCTTGTAGTGCTTTAGATTGGTAGCAAAGCGGTAGAATTTACCTACCGCCGCTTCGTCGAAATATAGATCCTTCCGCTTCCAGTCGTTATTCCAGCGTTCACAGGCTAGCCGTACCGTCTCGCAGCTGGGTACGCTGCCAGATAGTATACTATCTACGTAAGCCTGTACTTTACTGGTTATCCGGTTCACTGTCTTCGTTTTCAAAGTCAACCTGTACGGCCATTATCCGTTTAATAGCCGCCATAGGATCTTCCGCCTCTTTTATATGCAGCTTTTGCCGGTCCACGGGCGAAAAGCCAAAATTAGAGCCTATAGCCTGGATATTGCGCAGCGCGTTATTAGCCTGGTGTACTGCCGGGTTGTCGTAATAGTGCCTCTGGTCGAATTTATCTAGATAGCTATAGGTCCGCCCGTTTTTCTGTACGTCCTCCACTGCATCTAAGTATAGGTCGTATTCCCTGGCGTAGGCTAAGAGCTGGTTAAAGTCCTGCGCCGAAAGAATCTTTATAGTTATACAATTCCGACAGGCGCGGGCGTAGATCTTGCGTGCTCTGTCCGTCAGTAATTCGTAGCCGGGAACGGTCCACGCCCGGATATCGTATTTATCTATCTTCGGGCCGCTCACTGCGGTAGGGCGCTGGCGGTCCTTCCTGGCGGTCCCGCGCAGGTTTAGCACTTCCTGCGGTAGTTTTTTTCGTCCTTTTGCCATAGTAAAAGCTGCTATACGCGCACGCGGGCGCGCCTAAAGCCCCAGAAGGGAAAACCCAGCCAGGGCGCCGCCGGGGCGGCCCCTGCTATATAGGTTCCCCAATTTTGACAGCGCGCGCGCAAAACTGGGGGCGTGGTCTTGGCGCAAAAGTGGCAAAGAGATTTTTACCCCCTACCCCCTTCTGCAAGGCGCCACGCATAACCGCCAGCGGTTTTACGCTGCCCGGACAGGCATTTAGTAATACCGCTACGGTTTACGCCTGTAACTTTCGCCGCTTCTTTGATAGAAGGAAAGCGGCGGATAAATTGGCCGTCCTTAAAGGCGTCTACCGCTTTAGGTGGTGTCCTCTGGCTCTCCGTCTCCGCATCTTCTGCCGCGGCCTGGGCTTCGCTTTCTATTGCTACTTCTGCGGCCTGGGCAGCCGCCGCGGCCTGCGCCCGCTGGGCGGCCACGTCTTCCGCCTTCCTGTACCCGGACCGGCGGATAAGTTTTAACAGATTCTTTATACACATAGCTATAATGATTACCGCCCGCGCCCGTCAAGATAGGCGCGGGCAAAAGTTTTTAATAAATTCTTCGGACGGGCAGCACGGAAAAGCCGTGAGCGCGGCTGTAGTCGCTCAGCGGGTAAACGTAGCCCGCATAGAAGCTCAAATAGTAGGCGTTGCCTGCGCTGTACTGGGCTGCGCTCCAGTAGCCGCCGTAGCTGCCCACGTAGTAAAGGTCGCCGCTGGCTCTACCGCGACAGCCGGACGCCGCCAGGAAGATACTATTACCGTTAGGGCCTGTAACGGTGTATCCCTTGCGCTTCTTGTCCCAGTCCCACTTACATACCCGCCAAAGCTC